ATATATGAATAAAAAATTATAATATGTCAGTAATTCCACCAACAAAAAAAACATCTGTTATAGTAGATGATTTTATATCATATGCTACACTACATCTATCTACTGTAAGTGGTGTTATAAATACAATATCATTATATCCACCAATTGGAACTCCGGGACCTGGTATAATAAATTGGACTGGATATATGGTTACTCCTGCAAAACGTGGAGAGGCTGGGGATTTTGATTCCGAAGAAGCAGCTGCAATTGAGAGGGATATTAATGTAGAATACCCAGCCAGTCAGGCCGCTTATGAAGCTCAATTTGAAAATGAAGAAGATGCTATGGCAAATAATAGTCAGGTTACTGAAGCAGAAGCTTTAAATTCAATTAAGGAATATCAATCTGAACTTAATGGCGATGATGGGGTAGTATTAGGAGAAGACCCTCCGCTTGGTGAAAGTGGTAGTCTTGATTTTGGTACTGGACCAACATCAGGAACAGCAGGTACTAGCGGCGGTGGAGGTGGTGGTAATAATGAACCCGATAAACCAAAACCAAAAATAACAGGTAAAGGAGATGATGCTTTATTTAAGAGGTGTGGAAACGGACATTGGCCAGCAGCCAAAAATGCAGATGGTACTTTTAAAGTAAACAGTACTGAAAAAGCTGCTAGTAAATGTCCAAATTTTCCTAGAACTTGGTACGCTACCAATAATCAATACTTAAAAGTTAATTGTACTGAAATTATATTTCCAACTAAGGGCGGTGGTAAAAAAATACTGGTTCATAAAGACTTGGCAGCAATTGTAAAACCTTGTATTGAAAAAATAAAAGCACAAGGATTAGAAAAATATATTGAAAATTGTGCCGGTGGGTTAGCTATTAGAAACGTAACCTGCGGGGCCCGATTCTCAAACCATGCTTGGGGAACTGCTATTGATATGAATACATCAGTATATCCATATGGGTACAATTTTAAAGCAGATGGAATTTATGAGGGTAAGACAAAAGTTAGAGACCTTAACGATTTTGATAAAGGGTTTCAAAAAGTGGCTGCAATATTTAAATCACAGGGAATGACATGGTTAAGTAATAATGACCCTATGCACGTTTCTATATATGAGTAGAAATATAACCTTTTCAGGTTAAATCTCAAAAATACTTAATTGAAATATTTATAAACATAACAAAACAATATATGGACACAGATAAACTATTAAAAGCTATACAAATCCTTATAAAAGAGGAATTGAAGGAGCAATTACCTGCGTTAATCAAAGAATCCGTACAAAAGGAAGTAAAAAGATTATTAAGCGAAGGTAAACAACCAGTACAACCTAAAAATACTGGATTATCAATGGCTAAGGCTATGATGGAGGATGAAACAATTGTAGAATCAATTGAACAAAAGGTAGTACCACAAAAGCAATTTAGTAAAAACCCAATGATTAACCAAATTCTTAATGAAACAAGAGGAGGCCTCCCACAGGGTGATGGTGGATTCCGAACAATGAATTTTGGACAAGGTGATATGGGTTCAATTGCAGGTAGAACCGCAGTGGCTGATAAAATGGGTTATGGTGATTTAGCAAAAGGACCTTCTCCAACTGGATTGGGTGTGAATACTGGAGTACCCGAATTAGATAAAGCATTGAATAGAGATTATTCAGAACTTGTAAAAAGATTTAAAAAGAAGTAATGGCAATTGTATTAGGACAAAAATTAGTACAAGATACTAAAAAGTATGAAGATTATGCGATAGGTATATCATTACCAATCCAAATCGGCAATACTGCGTTCAATCAAACCTTTACAACTAATGAGCAAATAAAATCAAATGTAAAAAATTTACTATTAACCAAAAAAGGTGAAAGAGTAATGCAACCTGCGTTTGGTAGTGGATTACAAGAATTATTGTTTGATTTTAATGATGATACTTTACCTGGTAAAATTGAAGATGCTATAACAAATGCATTGGAACAATGGTTACCATATGTTACAATAGAACAAATAGATGTAGAAAGTACAAATAATAACAGAGATAATAATTTAATTAATGTGTCTGTAACATTTGGATTGTTAAATCAACCTGACTTAAATACTGTATCTTTCACAATAGCAGCTTAATAAATAAAAAATGGGAATAACTGTAACAAATAAAAATTTTAAAAATAAAGGAAAGGATATAAAATATCTTGATAAAGATTTTATTGGATTTAGAAATAATCTAGTAGAGTTTGCAAAAAGTTATTTCCCAAAAACATATTCTGATTTTAATGAATCTTCTCCTGGTATGATGTTTATAGAAATGGCATCATATATAGGTGATTCATTATCTTATTATATTGATGATACATTAAAAGAATCATTAATGGTATATGCTGAAGATATAAAAAGTGTATTAGCATTATCACAATATTTAGGATATAAACCAAAGGTATCATCGCCAGCAATTACAACAATATCAGTTTATCAGTTAGTTCCATCAATTGGAACTGGAGTAAATAATTTACCTGATACAAAATATTTTTTAAGAATTAAAGAAGGATTACAATCCGCATCAACAAGAGATGGTATATTATTTAGAACAACAGACGCTGTTGATTTTTCTGATGCAAATGGTAGAGAAGTTAGTGTTTACCAAAGAGATTCTGCAACTGGAGAACCAAGCTTTTATTTAATTAAAAAATATGTACAAGCAATATCTGGTGAGTTGGTAGAGAAAGTAGTTACATTTAGTTCATATTCTCCATTTGAAAAAATAGTATTAGATGAAACTAATGTTATTCAAATATATGATTGTAGAGATAGTGGTAATAACAAATGGTATGAAGTTCCATATTTAGCACAAGAAATGGTTTTTGTAGATGTACCAAATACAGAAGTAAATGATGCAGATTTGTATCAATTTAAAACAACTGTACCATACATTTTAAAAACAATAAAAACACCAAGAAGATTTGTTGCAAAAGTAGATGAGGAAAGTAGAACTGTTATTCAATTTGGAGCTGGTGACCCAACCGCATCTGATGAACAATTAATTCCAAATCTTAAAAATGTTGGATTAGGATTACCAAACTCTATTAGTAGATTAGATGAATCATTTGACCCAACAAACTTTCTAAAAACAAAAACATACGGAACATCGCCAGCAAGTACAACAATGACTGTTAGGTATTTAATTGGTGGTGGTGTTAAATCAAATGTAGCAACTGGTCAATTGACTAGAATTAGTAAAATAGAATTTGATGAAGATACTCAAGCATTGACTGATAGTGAAAGAGCAATTTACGAAGCAACAAAAAACTCTGTAGCTATTGATAATGAAGTAACTGCTGCAGGAGGCAGGGGTGGTGAGACCGTTGAAGAAATTAGACAAAACGCTTTGGCAAATTTTGGTTCTCAAAATAGAGCAGTAACAGCAAAAGATTATCAGGTAAGAGTTTTATCTATGCCTGCAAAATTTGGAGCAGTTTCAAAAGCATACGCTGTAGCTGATGGTACAATAGATAACAATTCTCCAGCATCTATATTAGCATCTCCAAACAATTTACAGGAGTTTACTGATTTAGTAATGAACTTTGTTAATATGCCTGATAGTGAAGAACCATCGGAACAATCAATAAAGCAAGATATCACACAATATTTAATTGGAAAGACTTCAAATGAAAATGAAAAGAATAATCCTTTTGCAATTAATTTATATTTGTTAGGATACGATTTATTTGGAAGATTAGTACCACTTAGTAGAGGTGTTAAAGAAAATGTAAAGACTTATTTAAATGAGTATAGATTATTAACCGATGGTATTAATATTAATGATGGATTCATTATAAACATAGGTATTGAATTTGAAATATCAGTTTATCAGAATTATAATAAGAGTGAAGTATTAGCAAAATGTATTGCAGAATTAAAAGATTATTTTAACATTGATAATTGGCAATTTAATCAAACAATAAATTTGAGTGAAGTTGAATTATTAATAGCAAATATAGAAGGAGTTTCATCTGTTCCAAGTTTGTCAATAGTAAATAAATGTGGTGGGAAATACGCACCAAATTCATATAATATAGAAGCGGCAACTAAAGCTAAGATTGTATATCCATCTTTAGACCCATCTATTTTTGAAATTAAATATCCGGATTCGGACATAAAAGGAAGAGCAAAATAATGGGATACTACTTTATAACAGCATCAAAAGATGCAACGCTTTATCTTCAACAACCCAATCAAAATACTGGGCTTGATGAAATCTTAGAAATAAGTAAAATATATTATGGTAACATAAAAGATGTATCTCATACTTTAATTAAATTTGATTTGGGTTACATATCTAAATCAATAGTAGATAGTAGTATTGGATTTAATGATGCAACTTTAATTTTAAAAGAAACTCAAACAAATGAAATTCCATTAGAATATACAATAGATGCAAATGCACTATCTGGTAGTTGGCAAATGGGTATTGGTACTCGTTTTGATAATATATCAACACAAGGTGTAACTTGGAATTATAGAGAAGGTGATACTAACTTAGAATGGTTACAAAATGGATTTTTTGCAAATACAACCGCTAGTGTAAACAATGGAGTAGGTGGGACTTGGTGGACACAATACGCAGCTTCTCAATCATTTAATTATGAAACATCTGATATTAATATGGATGTAAAATCTATATTAAAAGTTTGGATGAGTGGTTCTATACCAAACGATGGATTTATTTTAAAATATCCAACCGAAGTAGAAACTAATACAGAAGATTATGGTGTAATTAAATTCTTTAGTAAAGAGACTCATACGATATATCAACCAAAGATTAGAATAGGTTGGGATGACCAATCTTATGTAACTGGTTCATTAACAGCATTGACTGCAGAAGATATTAAAATTGGTATTAATAATTTAAAGAAAGAATATAAACTAAATAGTATTGCTAAAATAAGAATATTTGGTAGAGAATTATATCCATTAAAAACTTTCTCTAATCAATTCTCATATAATACTCAAAAGTATTTACCACAAACTACATACTATCAAATAAAAGATTTTTCATCTAATGATATTATAATTCCATTTAGTAATTATTCTAAAATAAGTTGTGATGCTGACGGAAATTATATAAAACTTAATTTATCTAATTGGGAAACTGGTAGAGTTTATAAAATAGAATTTATGGTTGAACAAAATGGTGGCTCTCAATATTTTGATGATAATATAACATTTAGTATAGCAAAGAACTAGAAATGATAAAAAGATTAATAAAGACAGGTTTACGAAATGAAGATAAAATATCAGAACTTTTAGTTAGTGGTTCATTAGCAATCAAAACTAAAAATGATTTTGGTGTTCATGTATTTAGTGGATCTGTTGCGACTGATGGTATCGTTTCTGGTAAATTAACAAAACCAAAATATAATGAGGTTGAAGTTATAAAATCAATAGATACTAATATTGTGGAATTGATACCAGTGGAAGCACCGGATTTACCACCAACAATATTACTTACATCTTATAATCAAGCTAATCAATTAATAGCAGATTTAACATTACAAGTTGAAAGATTGAATAATGTTACTCTTGATTTGGCAGCAAAGGTTAAAGAATTAGAAATAGTAACTCAAAGTCTTGCAGTAGAGATTGATTCTAAAGATTTATTATTAGCAGTATCTCAAAACCAAACACAACAAGCAAATTCGAAGATAGAAAGTAGTATTGGTAGTTTACAAAACTCAATACAAAAAGCAACTGCAGAATCTATTCAAAGAGTTTCATTAAGTGCAAGAAATACTTCGTTATTACAAGAGAACGCATTATTAGGAGAACAACTCACATCAGCACAAGCCCAAATAGTAAATCTTAACCAAACGATAAATCAAATAAACACTCAATTGAATACTAACCAAACACAATTGATTGCAGCTAATCAACAACTTACAAACGCAACTACTAAGAAGAAGAAAATCATTTGTAACGAATTATACAATCAAGGTTTCTT